ACTTAGATGCTACTAGCTCTGTTCAGACCCAATTAGACACTAAGATTTCTACTACTGACTCTGATAGCGCAGATGCTGCTATAGAAGCTAGAAGAGCTGCTAACGTAACTTTACAAGATACAGCTACCGCAGCTGTAGAAACTAGAAGAGCTGCTAACATAGCTGGAGCTGTTTCTACTATTACTACAGATAATCTAGCAACGTCAAAAGCTTTAGTATCGGATAGTTCTGGTAAAGTAGCTGCTTCTAGCGTTACTAGTACTGTTTTAGGTTACTTAGATGCTACTAGCTCTGTTCAGACCCAATTAGACACTAAGATTTCTACTACTGACTCTGATAGCGCAGATGCTGCTATAGAAGCTAGAAGAGCTGCTAACGTAACTTTACAAGATACAGCTACTGCTGCTGTAGAGACTAGAAGAGCAGCTAACATAACAGGTGCTATATCTACAGTAACAACTAGTGATTTAGGAACTGCTAAAGCTTTAGTATCTGACGGTTCTGGTAAAATAGCTGTCTCTACTGTTAGTACTACTACTTTACAGTTCTTAGACGCTACTAGCTCAGTACAGACTCAAATAGATCAAAAAGCTCCTTTAGCTTCTCCTACTTTCTCAGGAATAGTAACTGCGGGTCACGATTTAGTAGTTACAGGTAACTTAACAGTCAATGGTGACACTACAACTGTTAACTCTGAGAATAAGATAATACAAGATAGATTTATAATGCTTGCTAATGCTGTTTCAGGTGCTCCTAGCGGCGATGTAGGTATATTTTTAAATCGAGGTACTTCAGGTAATGCGGCTATATATTATGATGAATCTGCTAAATCTTTCACTTTATCGGAGACTAGAGATCCTGATAGTAATACAGTTATCTCTCCTACAGGGGCTGCTAACTTAGCTGTAGGAGCCTTTAGTGCCTCTACTATATCTTATAACGGTGCTGATTTAAATACCGCTATAACAGACAATGTAAGCACTTTAACTACTGAAGCTACTGCTATAGAAACTAGAAGAACTGCTAACATAGCTGGTGCTGTATCTACTATTACTACAGATAATCTAGCAGCGTCAAAAGCTTTAGTATCAGATGGGTCAGGTAAAGTAGCTGCTTCTAGCGTTACTAGTACTGTTTTAGGTTACTTAGATGCTACTAGCTCTGTTCAGACCCAATTAGACACTAAGATTTCTACTACTGACTCTAACAGTGGAGATGCTGCTGTAGAAACTAGAAGAGCAGCTAACATAGCTGGAGCTGTTTCCACTATTACTACTGGTAATCTAACAACGTCAAGAGCTCTAGTATCAGACGGTTCTGGAAAAGTAGCAGTATCTGCGGTTACCAGCACTGAAATAGGGTATTTAGATGGAGTTACTAGCGCTATTCAAACGCAGATCAATTCTAAGCAAGATAGCTTAGCCGGGGCTACTTTAGATCTAGGCACGCTTTAAGTAGCTTGACTATATATTTTTAATATGGTATAAGGAATAGTATGACACAAAAAGTTTCGGCATATATGGGAGGTCTAGGAATAGATGCTACCGATAAAGTAGAAGTACAGGCTAACGCTACTGTTACTATAGGTAACGGTACTAGTACAGGTAACGTAGTAGTAGGTGGTGATATAGTAGTTGGAGGTACTTTTGACCTTGGATCACTATCATAGACTAACAATTTTTAAGGAGTAAGTAATGGCTACACAGCTACAATTTAGAAGAGGCACTACAGCCCAAAATAATGCATTTACAGGTGCAGCCGGTGAGATATCTATCGACACTGATTCTAAGGGCATTAGAATACACGACGGTGCGACTGCTGGTGGTTATGAATTAATTCCTGCAGGCACTATAGTTGCATATGGAGCAAGCTCCGCTCCTACCGGATGGTTATTGTGTGATAACTCTGCAGTTTCTAGAACTACTTATGCTAGGTTATTTGCTGTTATAGGCACAAACTTTGGGGCAGGTAATGGTTCTACAACCTTTAATGTTCCTGAATTAAGAGACAGACTTCCTTTAGGTAAAGGTACCAATAACGCTACTTTAGGCGCGACAGGATCTGCCGCTGCTGCTAGCGGTACACTTACTTCTTCTACTATAAGTGGTGTACAGACTGGTACTTCTAACACAGGCACTTCTAATACTGGTACAGGCACTACAGGAAACTCTACCGCTACTATACCTGCTGCCACGTACAGCACGGGCACAGGTACTACCGGCACGAGCAACACCGGTACAGGTAACACGGGTACTGGTAATACAGGTACAAGTACTTCAGGGGCATCTACCGCTACTATACCTGTTTCTACATATAATACTGGTACAGGCACTACAGGATCATCTAATACAGGAAACTCTACCGCTACTATACCTGTTTCTACATATAATACTGGTACAGGTAATACAGGCACAGGCACTACAGGATCAGCTACTCAAACTATAACTGTCGGCACTACTAACGTTGCTGCTTCTGCAAAAGATTCGTCATTAACTGCCGTAGTCAATTCTGTGAATACCGCTGCTCACTCACACTCTATTCCTGCTTTATCTATTCCTGCTTTAAGTATACCTGCTATGACTACTGGCAACCACACTCATTCAGTACCTGGACTAAGTATTCCTGCTTTAAGTATACCTGCTATGACTACTGGTAACCATACTCACTCCGTACCATCATTAAGTATTCCTGCTTTAAGCGTACCCTCCCTAAGTGTACCAGGACTAAGCGTACCCGCTTTAAGTATTCCTACTATGACTACTGATAACCATAGCCATTCAGTACCAGCGTTAAGTGTTCCGGCTTTGAGTATTCCAGCTCTAACTGTAAACGACCATACTGCTAGTACTGCTCTTCCTTATGAAATTACTAGTTACATAATTAAGACTTAAAATGGAAAATAGTACTAGGGAGCTGAATCAAGTAAGATCTGAATTAGATATATTGCATGAGAGAAGTAGTAGAAATAAAACAGAAATTTCTGCTCACGAAGCTGTGTGTGAATTACGGTATGAGCATATATCTAAATCTTTAGATGATATGAATAAGTCTATAACTGAGCTAGCTAAATCTGTACAAGATTTACAAGATTTAGCTACTCAAGGAAAAAGCTCTATTAGTACTTTATTATGGGTAGGCGGAGCTATAGCTGGTATAACTGGTTATTTTTTATTAATATCGGATTTCTTCTATAAATGAGTTATTTTAGACTACCTATTGATAAGTTATTAGCTAAGCTACCTGTGCCCACAGAATTTAATGAATCACAACAAGCTATGATAGATGGGCTCAATGAGAACCGTTTTTTTGTTCATATAGCAGGGCGTCGTACAGGTAAATCTTATGGTGCTGCTATTCTTGCTTTTGCTAAATTGCTTGAGCCTGGTCAACAAGTTATGGTAGTAGCTCCAAACTTTTCTCTATCATCTATTATATGGGACTATGTTACTGACTTAATTAAGCAGATGGATATTGAGGTAGATAAGTTTAACCAAAAAGATAAAGTAGTAAAGTTAATTAACGGTTCTATATTTAGACTGCTATCAGCTAATAACCGAGATTCGTTAGTAGGTCGTGCTGCTAACTTATTAATAGTAGACGAAGCCGCCATTATTCCTAATGACGAGTACTTTACAAGAGATTTAAGACCTGCACTATCTACGTTTAAGAATTCAAGATGTTTATGGATCTCTACTCCGCGAGGTAAGGGTAATTATTTATATAATTATTTTTTAAGAGGAGAAGATACAGAGTTTGATGACTGGGGTTCTGCTAAATTTACGTGGAGAGCCAATCCCATGCTTTCTGAAAAAGATGTAGAAGAAGCTAGAAAGTCTATGACTAAGGCTTTATATCAACAAGAGTATGAATGTGAATGGACTACTACGGAGTCTCAAATATTTGATGCTATAGACGAAGAAAAACATTTAGTAAATACTAAAGATATGGTATTTTCAGAAGTTATTGCCGGACTTGATGTTGGTTATAGAGATGAGAATGTTTTTGTAGTTATAGGTTGTACCAGAGATGAGCAGTATATTATATTAGATGAGTATATATCTAAGGAGTCTACTACTTCTGAGTTAGCTGCGGTAATTAGAGAAAAGATAGATAGTTGGGGAATAGAAAGTATATACATAGATTCTGCTGCTCAGCAAGTAAAAGCTGATTTTGCTTATGATTATGACATATATTGTGAGAATGCTATTAAATCTGTTAATGATGGTATTAGTTTTGTTCAGTCTTTGATAGAAAATGATAATCTATACTTTTGCGATGAACATAGTACCCATACTTTTTCTGCTATGGCTGCA